AAAGATACTATAACATCTGGCGAACAGATCTCTGGCGTCGGTTATAAGGTTACTTCTAGTTACTTAAACGGAGAACTTAAGAGAGGATAAAATGATACAAACGGGCTTTGAGAAGAGGGTAAAGGTTCAACAAATAATCGATAGTCAACTACCAGAATTCATACTTTCAGAAAGTCCAAAAGCATTAGATTTTCTAAAACAATATTACATATCTCAGGAATATCAGGCTGGTCCATCAGACCTGTCTGAAAATCTTGATCAATATTTGAAGTTAGATAATCTAACTACTGAAGTAATTGTTGGTGAGACTACTCTTTCTTCTGGTATTTCAGCATCTGCTGATACTGTTCAGGTAGCAACAACAAAAGGGTTCCCAGCAGAGTATGGTCTCTTCAAGATTGATGATGAGATTATTACCTATACTGGTATCACCACAAACTCTTTTACTGGTTGTATTAGAGGATTTAGTGGTATTACCACTTATAGAACGGACCTAAACTCCGAAGAACTGCAGTTTAATACCTCAACAGCAGCATCTCATGCTACTGGAAGTTCTGTACAAAACCTCAGTACACTTTTCCTCAAAGAGTTTTATAACAAACTGAAGTATTCATTTACTCCAGGTCTTGAGAATGTTGATTTTGTATCTAATCTTGATGTTAATAATTTCATAAAAGAAGCAAGAAGTCTCTACGAATCAAAGGGAACTGAGGAATCATTTAAAATTCTTTTTAAAGTTCTATATGGTAAAGAAGCTACTGTACTTGATCTCGAAAATTATTTGGTAAAACCATCTTCTGCTAATTACAGAAGAAGAGAACTCATCATTGCAGAAAGAATTTCTGGAGATCCAAACAATCTAGTTGGACAAACAATTACAAAATCTACTGATTCTGAGACTAAGGCATCAGTATCTGAAGTGGAAATTTTCACTAGATCTGGTATCAGCACTTATTATAAGATTGGTCTGTTTGTTGGATTTGATGATAGAGATTTAATCGAAGGTACATTTGAAGTACAACCACAAACAAAAGTTATCGATACAGTATCTGTAGGTTCTTCAGTTATTACTGTAGACTCTACAGTGGGGTTTGCCGCTACTGGTAGCGTTATTTCGGGAAGAAATACCATAGAATACAAATCCAAGACTGTAAACCAGTTTTTAGGGTGCACAGGTATTGGTACAGAGATTACATCCAAAACTGACCTTAGAGGCACAGAACTATTTTTTGGATACGAAAATGGAGATACCAGTAAGAAAGTAGAAATTAGAATCACAGGAGTACTGTCAAAATTTGAACCCATTGGAGATATTAAGTCTTCAGTAGAAGGGCAAAAGGTCTACACTAAGAATGTTGGAGAAAAAATACTAAATCCAGAAACAAATAAGAGTGATAAGCAAATATTTGCTAATAGTTGGATTTACAATACAAGTTCAAGATTCCAAGTAGAAAGTGTCAGTGGTTCAACTTTCCAATTGAAATCTGATCTTGATAAGTCAAGTTTAAAAGTAGGAGATACTGTAGACATTCTTCAGGGAGATCTTGAATCTGTCCTTCATAGCGGTGCCGTTGTATCCGATATTGATTCTACGAATAAGCAAGTAATTCTTGATAATCTGTCTGGATTTACTTACAATCCAACTGTACTATACACCATTAGAAGAAAATTAAATACCGGAACCAGTAGTGGATCTTCCATTGTTTATGGCGACAATACCATAACCAGTGATGTTCAGAATTTGTATACTGATAGTGAAGGGTATGCTTACGTTGCTTCAAACTCCATTCCATCATATACTATTACTGAGAACACTATCAAAGCGACTATATCATCGGCAAGTGGAAATGCTATTCAAGGATATGATACAACAACGGAGAAATATTCTATTCTATCTTTCTCTAAATCAGTTCCATTCATTACTGGTGATGAGGTTTACTACACTGCGTCTGGAACTAAGTTAGTTGGTCTTTCTGAAGGTTATTACTACGTCAAAGTATTACCTTTAAGTAACCAGATTAAATTATATGCTTCAAGATCTTTAATTATAAGTGATACTCCTGTTGAGTTTACATCTAGCAGTTCTACTGGATCACATACATTTACTCTCTCATCACAAAAGAGTGGTCAGATTTATCCACAAAGTTTACTTAAAAAATTCCCATTAACGAAGAATATTCAAAATGGTAAAAAAACTCCAACCATTCCTGGTTCAACTGGAATGTTGGTAAATGGAGTTGAAATTCTTAATTATAAATCTAATGATAAGATTTACTATGGTCCTCTAGAAAGTGTTCGTTTGTATAATGGTGGAGTTAATTATGATGTGATTTCTCCACCAGTGATGGAAATTTCTGCTCCTGGTGCTGGATATACAAGCGCTCTTGTAAGACCTGTAATTAGTGGTGATGTAAATCGTATCATAGTTGACCCGCAAAATTTTGATTTGGTTAGTGTCCAATCAGTAACCATTTCTGGTGGTAATGGAACTGGCGCTATTTTAGAACCAGTCGTAGAGACAAGATATCGTCAAATTTCTTTCGATGCTCGTTTGACTGCTGGTGGTGGTGGAATTGATGTTAATAATGATACAATTACATTTACCTCACAACATAAGTTGAGAGATGGTGATGCTGTTGTTTATAATAGAAATGGAAATAATGCTATTGGTATAGGAACTTTTGGTGGTAGCAATGCACACCAGAATCTATCTTTAAACAGTGGATCTGTTTATTATGCACAGTTGGTTAATAGTACATCTATTAAACTCTACAACTCTTACGATAACTACGCTGCTGGAATTAATACAATAGGATTTACAACTACATCACAGGGTATCCATAAGTTTAGACTTTATTCAGGTAAGAAAACACTTAAAGCTATTAAAGTTATTAATCCTGGTTCTGGATATACGAATAGAAAATTAAAAGTTAAATCTGAAAACATTTCTACTGTAGAAAATACGATTAACTTTAAAAACCATGGTTTTAAGGATGGAGAAGATGTTGTATATACATCTGATGGAACCGCTGTAACGGGTCTTTCAACTTCTGTTAGATACAAAGTAATCAAAGTATCTAATGATACCTTTAAACTGGCAAATGCTGGCGTTGGTGGTACGAATACTACAAACTACGATAAAAAGTTATCAGCAAATATTACTGGAGTAGGAACTGGGTTCCATAATTTTGCATATCCAGATATCACTGTTACAGTTAATGCTGAGTATGATGGAATATCTGGAGTCATCACTGCAACACCAGTTGTTAGAGGTAGCATTGTAGATCTTTACCTTTATGAAACTGGTACTGGTTATGGTTCAACTGTACTAAACTTCCACAAAAAACCAGATGTAAATATTAAGAATGGAAAAAATGCTGAGATAAAACCACTGATTTCTAATGGTTCAATAGTTTCTGTTCAAGTAACAAACAGCGGAACCGAATACTATTCGGCACCAGATTTGACCGTTAATGGTGAAGGCATTGGTGCTGTATTAAGACCAGTAGTTAGTGGTGGTAAAATTACCAATGTTGTAATCATTAATCCTGGCGTAGGATACAATCAAAATACTACTACCATTACAGTTACCCCTGCAGGTAGAAATGCATCTGTTGACGTGTCTGTTAGAGCACTTACATTGAACAATCACCATAGGTTTGGTGATGAAATTCTTTTGGATAATGGTGGTAAGTTAGAGTATGGTCTTGTTGGGTATACAACAAGTATTGGCGACAATACTTATGGTGATGATGGTATAAGCCATTCTCCAATTATTGGATGGGCATATGATGGAAATCCAATTTATGGTGCATATGGATATACAGATCCATCAGATATTAACTCTGGAATTAAAGTTCTAAGTAGTGGATATGTAACATCAACTATTGATATTTCTGATAGACCTTCTGGTTTCCCTGCAGGTTTCTTCACTGAAGACTATAAGTTTACATCATCTGGTGATCTTGATGAGCACAATGGAAGATATGAAAAAACACCAGAATTTCCAAATGGTGTATATGCATATCATGCAAGCATTACTAGCGATGGAAAGACTCCAACATTCCCATATTTCTTGGGAGACACTTATCGCTCAATTCCACAAACTCAAAGTTTAACTCAAGAATTTGACTTTAACAATTCCAGTTTGATTAGAAACACTTTCCCATACAAAGTCGCTGATGCATATGCAAACAATGACTTTATTTCAGAACCATATGAGACTTTATCACAGTTTGCTGTCATTGATTCTATCACAAGAGGATCTGTTGATGGTGTAATAATTAATGAGTCTGGAACTGACTATAGAGTTGGAGATATAGCATCTTTTGATAGCACTGATACCAATGGTGGTGGTCTAGAAGCATATGTAAGTAGAGTAACTGGTAAGCAAATAGTAGACATTAACACAACAATTCAGTCATATGATCCGACAGTTCTTGTTTGGGAAAATGCAAATGAAGTGTCTGTTCACGTATCACCATCACATACTTACTTAAACAAAGATAGTATTTCTATCTCTGGTCTTTCAACGTTTGTTTCTGGTCTAAACAAACTTCATACCATTGGTGTTACTTCAGAAAGCACAAGGATTGTATCTGAGGTTGCAGCAAATTCTACAGTTGGATTTGTAACCGACATTTTTGTACTCAATATTCCACCAACTGTTGCTGCTGGTACGACTGTTGCTATTGGAACAGAGAGAATGTCTGTTCTAGGCACATATCCAGATAATAAAGTTATTAGAGTTGTAAGAGGAATTGCTGGATCTGCACATACTGCGTTTACTGATATATTTGTATCAACCAACAAATTTACATTACCTGTAAAGGTTCCATATTTTGACTCTGCTATTGATGATAAAGTTTTCTTCAACTCAATTCAATCGGTTGGTATAGGAACAACTATTGGCGGATCTTCATCGAAAAGTTACTTCATTGGTAGCAGATTTTATTCAATCTCAGTTCCATTCCAAAGTATTTACTTACCCAAACACCCATTTAAAACTGGTCAACAGGTAACGTTTGAAAGATTTGCAGGAAGTCAGGGCTTTACAGTTTCAAATACTGATACTAGTGCAACCTACTCAATTCCACAAAGTGGAAACAGTGAGACATTATTTGTAATTAAGAAATCAGACGATTATATTGGTTTGTGTACACAGGTTGGTCTCACAACAAACACAAACGGTTTGTACTTTAGAAACATAACAACAAATGGTGATAGTAGTGACTACAGATACTCACTAACTACAAATAAAACCCAAGTAACTGCAAAAGCACAAAAAACAAAAGCAAGAATCTCCGTATCCACAGATCATTCATTAATCAATGGTGATGTTATTAAACTGACTTTAGATTCTGAGCAATCGGTTGGTATTGGAACTTCAACATCGGTATTTGTTAAGTACAACTCATCTCATGATAGATTGCTGATTAATCCTATTGGATTTAATTCAACTTCCGTTAATGCATCAACCAATGAAATTACATTAAACGATCATGGTTTGATTACTGGTGATAAGGTGTTCTACGATGCATCTGATCTTGTTGTATCTGGACTATCAACAGGATCTTACTATGTTTACAGAATTGATGATAATAGAATTAATCTTACCAACACATATTATGATTCAATTTCATCTCCACCATCAGTTGTAAGTTTTGCATCTACTGGTGGATCTAGTCAAGAACTTTCCAGAATAAATCCACAACTCAAAACTGTAAGAAACAATAACTTAGTTTTTGACGTTTCGGACTCCTCTCTGGATGGATACAATCTAAAACTGTTCTATGACAATAAATTTGAAAACGAACTTGTTTCGATAGGTTCTTCAACTACTTTCACTACTTCAGGTGTCGGAACTGTTGGTGTAACAACAGGAGCAACATTTACACTGAATTATCATGAGGATTTACCATCTAAGATATACTACCAACTCGAAAAAGGTGGTTTTATAAGCACATCTGATATTACCGTCAAAAATTATTCAGAAATATTATTTGTTGAGAGCAAATATAATGGAACTTACAGTATATCTGGAATAGGTTCAACAACGTTTGACATCTCACTGTCCGGAACACCAGAGTCACTATCATATAACCAAGGATCAACTAAGGTTCTTAAGTATTCAACATCTTCACCAAGAGCACTTGGTGGTGTAGATTCTATGAGAATTACCTTTGGTGGTTCAAATTATAAGAAACTTCCAGCTTTTGTTAGTATTGCATCAACAATTGGAACTAATGCTGATATTATTCCAACTTCGTCTACAATTGGAAGAATTAATCAAATATCGATTAAAGATCCAGGATTTGATTTCTCTGTAGATAAAACCTTAAATCCTGAAGTTTATATTTCACCAAATATTACGGTTGTTAATAGAAATGCTATTACTGATATTTCTATTACATCTGGTGGTTCTGGATATACCTCAGCACCAGATATAGTTATAGTAAATCCAGCAACTGGAACTGCATATGATTCTGGTCTTGTGATTGCAAATATTCAAGGAACAGCAATAACCTCTTTAGATATTATCGAATCTCCAAGAGGACTATCTGAAGTTAAGTCCAAAGTTTACACAGTAAACAACAGTAATGGAATTGGTATTAATAGTTGCTTCTCTTCTCCTGCAGGAGTTGTTACTTGCATATTATCAACACCTATCGCTGGTTTTACAACTGCTACAGTACCGTTTGCAACTGGAGACTTTGTATTTGTTGAGGGAGTATCACTAGCATCAACGACTGGAACTGGATTCAACTCTGCAGATTATGCTTACAATTTCTTTAAAGTAACAGCATACAGAAATACAAATCCAGCAGAACTGGAATTTGACATATCACCATATGCTACTAATGCTGGTGTTGCAAATACTGCATTAAATTCCTTTGCATTCTTAGTTAATAAAAATAACTATCCAGTATTTGATGCAATACAGACTCCACGTTCATTCTTAATAGGTGAAAAATTATTCATTAAGTCTGGAAGAACATATAATGAGATCGATCTTGTTATCACAGACAACCTGAATGATTCAATAAAAGTATATGGTACATATACTTTGAGTCAGGATGAGGTTATTGTTGGTCAAGATTCTGGAACTGTTGCTACAATCAAGACAATTGAAGAAAATAGAGCTATATTCAAAGTAGACTATTCACTAGAAACTGATTATGGTTGGTCTGATAATGTTGGAAAACTTAGTGAGGATTATCAAGTAATACCCGATAATGACTATTATCAAAATCTTTCATACTCAGTTAAGAGTCCTATTCAATATGAAAAATGGGTAGATCCTGTTAATAGACTTCTACATTCTACTGGTCTGAAAAACTTTGCTGATACTGGCATCACAACAGAAGGAAGAGTTTCTGTAGCAACAAGCGAATCTTCAAAAAGCACTGCACTTATTGATATTATCTCCGAGCGTAGAGTTGATACAATTAATTTCTTTGATTTTGGTATTGATATTGATGTTCTTTCTAATAAATCAAAGTTTGTAAAACTTCAGAATAAAAAACTATCTGATTATATTGAATGTAGAACTAACAGAGTTCTTACTATTGATAACTTCAATGATCAGTTCTCAAATGCGGACGATGCAAATACAACTCCATATAAGGACATTGATAGTTTCTTTTCTAATGATGGGTATAGCAGATACTTTGTACAGATTATAAACCCATTCAACAAAGACAGACAGTTTACTGAAATTGTTGTATTAAACACTCCAAATGATAACACAATTGTTGCTGAAAAAACTTCAGGTTATAATACTGAGGATAAACTCGGAGAATTAGAAACCGTTACGAATACTAATGGTACTGCAGCATTAAGGTTTATTCCAGATGATCCATATAATTCTGATTATGATATTAAATTTATTAAGACCAATTTCAATACCACTTTAGCTGGTGTTGGAACACAATCTATTGGTTTTGTTGACTTGATTAGTATTAACACAACCGTTGGTGTTGGATCTACTTCCACAGTTTATGAAAAATTAACATCAAAGGCAGAATCTGTGTTTGCTATTGTTGAACTCACAGATACTGTAACAAAGGACAAGACCGTCGTTGATATGTTTATCAATCATGATGGAACTAACACATATAAGTCAGAGTTCTATTTTGATAACAACTTTATTGGATTGTCCAATAACTTTATTGGAACCTTTACCTCCAATATTGATTCTGGTGTTCTTTCACTAAAATTTGAAAATACTGAGGCAAATAGTGTTCTAGTTAGATCTTCTATTGTTGGTTTTGGAACTACAGCAACTGGTATTGGAACTCACATTTTCAAAGCATCTGGTCAACCAGATGAATCTGTAAGAGAAGGTAGACTTGAAACAAATTATACTATTTTCTCTGGAACTGGAATTTCCACAATTTCATCATATCAGAAATCGGATGTTACTACGGTTAAGACAACTGCTAAAGTTTCTTATGGAAATACATCAGCACTACATCAAGTAGCCTTTAATCATAACAATACCAATTCATTCTTGATTCAATATCCATATCTTTCAGTTCAATCCCCAACTGGTATTGGTACTTTTGGTTCAGAAATTTCAGGAGACAATTTGAATCTGATATTCTACCCAGATTCAAATATCACGGATGATATCACTATTCAGACTTACAGTGAAATTATTCAGACTGAAAAAGATTTGGATAATATTCCCGCTAAACTTTCATACGGAACTATTAACCAAAGACTTATTACCGATCAGTTTAATTCTATTAATGGAACTAGAACAAATAAGCTCGATTTTGATTTGAAACATAATGGAACTGCAATTTTCGAGAAGCAGTTTAATCCTGGAATTTCTACAGTAGTTAATCTCTCAACTGGTGTATTCACTATTAATGAACATTTCTTCAGCACAGGAGAAAAACTAACATATACTCCAAGATCTACATTTGTTGGGGGAGCATATACATCGATGGTAATGTCCGATACCAATGTTCTTCCATCAGAAGTATATGCTATTAAACTTAATAATAACGAGTTCAAACTTGCTACCAGTAAGTCTAATGCAAATGCTGGGACAGCAGTAACGTTTAATTCTTCTGGAAGTGGTAATGGTCACACTCTTGAGATGACCAAGAAGTTGGAGAAATCTATCATCAACATTGATGGTGTTTCAAGAGCACCTTTAGCATATACACCAATCTCTCACACATTATCTAATAATGGTGGATCTATTTCTGTTGGTGCAACCTACTTTGGAATATCTGGAATTTCTTCAATTCTTCCAGGTGATGTTATGAAGATTGATGATGAGTATGTTAAGGTAGAAGCAGTTGGTATTGGAACTACAACTTTAGGACCTATTACTGGAACTGGATCATTCAATATCATCAAAACTGAAAGAGGATTTGTAGGAACGTTAGCAACAACACACACCGATGGTTCAACTATTAGAATCTATCAAGGTTCTTATAATATGACCAGAAGTAAAATTCACTTCACTGAAGCACCTAGAGGTAATACTCAAGAATTGGTTGATGAAAGCAACATTCCTTACACCAAGTCCACATTTAATGGTAGAGTATATCTAAGACAAGATTATTCTACAAACCAAATATATGATAGTATCACAAGAGAGTTTACTGGTATTGGTGCGACTTATAGATTGACTGTTGGTGGAGCGAACACAACTGGTATTGAAACTGGAAGTGGAATGTTGTTTATCAACAATATGTTCCAAACTCCTACGACCGTAAATAATACTGGTGGAAATTATACCTTTGTTGAAAATGGTGGAGTCTCCAATGTTGTGTTTAGTGGTGTTAATAATGCTACCTTTATTTCAGATTATGATGTTAATGAAAACTTGCTTCCTAGAGGTGGTTTGATTGTTTCCCTTGGTTCAACTCAAGGTCTTGGTATTGCTCCTCTAGTTGGCGCTTCAGTGACCGCGTTTGTATCTGGTGGCGTTATTCAGTCTGTTGGTCTTGGAGCAACTGATATTGTTGGTTCTGGATATCGTGGAACAGTTTCCATTGGTGTTACTGATCCTAATCACAACGGAAATGCAGCAACCATTACCGCTACTGTCGGTGCTGGTGGAACTCTTTCATTCACTGTTAGTGATGGTGGAAGTGGTTATAGTTATAATCCAGTTATTGAAATACCAGAACCAACCTATGAGAATCTGTCGGTAATCGGAGTTTCTCGTCTTGGTGTTGGTGCTACTACAGACACTGGAAGTGGTCTTCTACTTAATGTTGAGGTTGGTGCCGCTGTTACCAACGTTGGTATTGGTTCCACACTATTTGAAGTTAAGAACTTCAATATCACAAGACCTGGTTGGGGATTTAGAAGAGGTGATAAATTCAAACCAGTTGGTCTTGTAACCGCTAGGGGATTACCTTCACTTGTTAATGATTTTGAACTTGAGGTTCTTGAGGTATTTGATGATAATTTCTCTGCCTGGCAGTTTGGTGAATTTGATTTTATTGATTCAATTTCAGATTTACAAAATGGTTCTAGAACTAGATTCCCACTTTACTATAATGGACAACTCCTAAGTTTTGAAGTGGATAGTAACAACGTAGATTCTGCGTCCATAGATTTGGAAGCACTTCTATTAGTATACATTGAAGGTGTTCTACAAGAACCAAATATTCATTATAATTTTGAAGGTGGTACATCCATTTCATTTACCACCCCACCAAAAGCAGATGATAATGTTAACATTTTCTTCTACATGGGAACTCGTGATGTTGATAGCACAAACGTTAATGTAAATGAGACTTTGAAAGTTGGAGATTATATCCAACTACAAAGAACTAAAAATAGTCTTTTACAAGATCCAAGAACTATCTACAATATCAATTCCTCCGATAAAGTTGAAACCAACATTTATGGTGGTCTTGGAATTGATGAACAAGAGTATAAACCATTTAGTTGGACTAAGCAAAAAGTTGATATGACTCTTGGTGGAGAAATTGTCTACAAGTCTAGAGATTCTATTGAGAGTCAGGTTTACCCAACCGCTAAAATTATTGGCGATCTATCAACTTCAGGGACAGAAATTTTTGTCGATGATGCCCAATTCTTCAATTATGAAGAGAATGAATCATCTATTAACATTACTAGTGTAAAAGGTATCATTGTTAATACGACATCAGATCCCGTTTCTGCAGCAATAACTGCTGTCGTCTCCGCTACTGGAACTATTAGTTCCTTCACTATTACTAGTGGCGGTTCTGGATATGTTGGTTCTTCCACTGATGTTAAAATTTCTGCACCTAAGGCAGTTGGTGTTGGTGTTGGAACGACCGCTACAGCAACTGCAACCGTTTCAAACGGATCTATTACCGGAATTACCATTACTAACGCTGGTTTTGGATATACACACACTGCCCCACCACAAGTGCTAACGGTGTTACCAAACGTTTCTTATGAACTAGTAACTGATATTAGTTCTGTTGCTGGTTTTGCTGGAACTGTTACGGGAATTGGAACTACAGTTGGAACTGGAAGCAATCCACTAGCACTTAAGTTTACACTTAATGCTTCATCATTCTCTGGTCTTCAGGCTGGATATCCAATTTATGTTTTCAATACTAACATTGGTTCTGGAGTAACTTCTATTAATGGGTCAGATTCTTCCTTAGTTGGAATCGGTACAACATTCTTAGATAATGTCTATATCATCAGCGATTTCCATTCAGAAGCTACAACTGGTGTTGCTACATGTAATATTCTATCCACAACTTCAACAACTGGACTATCTACAACTGGTAGTGCAACTGATCCACGCGGTTTCTTCTCTTGGGGTAAACTTTCTGGTATTACTAGAGCATCTTCACCTATCTCTATCGGTGTAACAGGTCTTACAGTTGATTCTGGATTGTCTACATTCCCAACTATCCAAAGACGTGGTTATGGTTTAAGAGATAATGGTTCTCTGAGAAAGGATCTTGGATAGTTATAAATATAGAAAAAAGCTATCACGATGGCGGCAATTGTAACAGATCAGTTTAGAATATTAAATGCGGGAAATTTTGTAGATTCCGTCACCAATTCTTCCAACTCATATTATGTTTTTGTAGGTCTATCCAATCCAACTTCTGTTGGTTTTGGTAGAACTACAAATTGGGATACCAACACTCCCAACCCTGTTGATAACTTTGATTATCAAAGTTTTGTTGGTGATAATATGTCTTTTGGTAAGAAGGTAACTTCTGCTAATGTTAGAAGACTAGTTAGAAGAATTGATTGGACTAGAGGAACGAAATATGAAATTTATCGTCATGATTATAGTCTGACGAATTTGTCTCCCATTACAAAGTCTTCAAGACTTTATGATGCAAACTATTATGTGATGAATAGTGAGTATAAGGTTTATATTTGTATTGATAATGGTTCTTCTGGAATCAATACTTCGGGAAATGCTTCTCTTGATGAACCAACATTTACAGATCTTGAACCATCAAAAGCTGGAGTAAGTGGTGATGGTTATCTTTGGAAATACTTATATACTGTAACACCAAGTGATATCATTAAATTCGATTCTACAGAATACATTTCTTTACCTTCTGATTGGGAAACTTCGACCGATTCTCAAATATCGGCAGTAAGAAATAATGGAGACTCGGATACAAATGAAAACCAGATAAAAAAAGTTTATATTGATTTGCAAGGTTTAGGATATTCGCAAGGTTCTCATGAGTTGAATATTCTTGGTGATGGAACTGGTGGTAAAGTTATAGTTGATGTTGATGCAAATGGAAAGGTAACAAATACCGTTGTATCGTCTGGCGGTAAAGGTTACACTTATGGTATGGTCGATCTTGGATCGATTAATTCAAGTTCTTCAATTAAAGCAAAATTAATTCCTATTATTCCCCCATCTAAAGGTCATGGGTATAATATTTACAAAGAACTTGGAGCCGACAAGGTTTTAGTTTATGCACGTTTTGATGATTCTACCAGAGATTTTCCAACTGATGTTATCTTTTCCCAAATTGGTGTAGTTAAGAATCCAACCTCAATTGGATCTACTAACGTATTTACTGAAAATCAGTTCTCATCTCTTGGTGCTATTAAATTCTCATCTGTTACTGGAACAGTAACTATTGGTGATAAGATAAGTCAGTCTGTTACTGGTGGTACAGCAAAAGGTTATGTAGCTTCATATGATTCAGAGACTAAAGTTCTGAAGTATTTCCAAGACAGAAATTCTTTCCTGAATCAGACATATTTTGATTCTACAGACTATGTTGGTGTTTCTACAAACGCCAAACTTTATTCATTCGCTTCAAATGCAAATGCAGTAACAACAACTGGAGGATTTTCTGGTTCTATTGATACTGGATTTACTGGTATTAGTACAAATCCAACTGGAAACAAACTAATTTCACTTGGAACCCAGTTTACAAATGGGGTTGCTAATCCTGAGATAAATAAAGGGTCGGGAGACATTGTATATCTTGATAATCGTCCCGTAATCACCAGAAATTCTAGACAAAAAGAAGACGTTAAAATTATCCTGGAATTCTAAAAAATGCCACAGAAAACGAATCTCAATATAAACCCTTATTATGACGATTTTGATAAGGGCGATAACTTTTACAAAGTTTTATTTAAACCAGGATTTCCTGTACAGGCTAGAGAGTTAACGTCTCTACAGTCTATCTTACAGAACCAAATTGAATCATTTGGTAGTCATATTTTTAAAGAAGGATCTATGGTTATCCCTGGAGGGGTAACCTTTGATGCTAATTACAATTCTGTAAAATTAAACTCAGACCACTTTGGTATAGGAGTTAGAAATTATGCAGACAAATTGGTTGGTAAGCGTCTAAGAGGTCAAACCTCTGGAGTTGTTGCAATAGTTGATAAATGGGCAGATATTTCGGAAGTTGATGATATCACCAATCTTACACTATTTGTAAAATACTTAGATGCCAATAATGCAGGTGAGGTAGTTACATTCAGTGATGGTGAAATTCTTATCACTGAAGAAAGTTTTACATATGGTAACACAACCATTGGTTCTGGAGAATCGATTGCATCTCTAATAACGGAAAATGCAACTGCAGTTGGTACTGCAGTAGGAATATCTGATGGCGTTTACTTTATTAGAGGAACTTTTGTAGACGTATCTAAGCAAAAGATTGTTCTTGATGCTTATAGAGCAGATTCATCTTACAGAGTTGGTCTAACAATTTTAGAGGAGATTATAACTGCTAAGGATGATCCTTCTCTGTATGATAATGCGAAAGGTTATTCAAACTATGCAGCACCAGGTGCTGATAGACTAAAAATTTCACTCACATTATCTAAGAAACTGTTGGGTGATTATGATGATAAGACTTTCGTAGAACTACTTAGAGTTGAAAATGGTGAAATAAAGAAACTAGTAACCAAATCGGATTATGATATTATTGGAGATTATATTGCCCAAAGAACATATGACGAATCTGGAAACTACGCTCTGAATGAATTTGGACTAGTAGTAAGTGAATCTTTAAATAATGGTCTTTCTAATGGCGGAGTTTTTAAGAAAGAACAAAGTACAGATCAAGGAAATACACCTTCCGACAATCTTTTAGCAGTAAAAGTTTCTCCAGGAAAAGCATACGTCAAAGGGTATGATATTGATACCATTTCGACTACCATTCTGGATATAGAAAAACCTAGAGATAAGAAATCAATTGCATCATCATTAGTTCCATTTGAATTTGGAACATTAATCAGAGTTAATAATGTCCAGGGTACACCAGTACTTGGCGTTAACAATAACTCCAATATAGTTAGATTGCAAAATAGAAGAAGAGGAACATCTACCACTGCTGCTACTGGAACTGAAATTGGTCAGGCAAGAGTCTATACTTTTGGGTTGACCGATTCAGCATACTCCAACGACTCAACAGAATGGGATTTGTATTTGTTTGATATTCAGACATACACTAAGATTACTCTAAATGAGACTGTAACGACCGCAGAAGTTCCAGCTAGTTCTTATATCAGAGGAGTAAGTAGTGGAGCGTCTGGATACGTTACAACTGCCCCTGGTGGAAGCAATTTACTAACACTCATACAAACATCTGGTACGTTCATTGTTGGTGAGCAAATTCTCATCAATGAAAGTTCAGAAGTCTCTAGATCTATTAAAATAGTCCAGACTTACGGCATTCAGGATGTAAAATCAATATACCAAAATTCTGATAGTATTGATGCCGATCTTCAAGTAGACTTTATTGCAGATACATCCCTACAAAAGACATTACCTAAAAACTTTGGTATTGCCGATACGATTAGAATCACAACCGGTGGTAACGTAACCTGTCCAGGTAAAAACTTTGTAGGTATTAAAAGTGATACTATTATTAGATATCAACTACCAGGGACTTCTGAAGAAACATTCAATAGAGTAGTCAGTGTAAACTCTGATAACAGTATGACCGTTGCTGCGGTTGAAGATGTTACTGGAGTTTGTGATGGTGGTCTTCCAGGATCTACTGCAGATGTTACATTTGCACTGGGAGTTCCATCGGCGTATGATAAGGGTGGTTTATTTGCTCCATTAGAAGAACAAAATGTTTCTTCAGTGAATCTTGCAGGTTCAAACTTACTAGTATCGAGTCAGATTAAAACTCAAAGTACTAGTTCCACAGGTTCTCTGACAATTAACGTTTCTTCCACTGGAATTAGTAGTGCATTTTTTGAGACTTTTGATTCCGAAAGATATAGTGTTTTCTATTCAGATGGAACTGTTGAGGATCTAACATCCGATCAGGTTACTTTAGGATCTAACGGTCAGACGATTACATTTGAAGGTCTAACCGCTTCTCAATCCAGCAACGTTACAGTTAATACAACTGTTAAGAAGAACTCTATCACAAGTAAGACAAAAACATTTACAAGAAGTGAAAAGGTAAACATTACTAATAGCAATTCTGGTGTTTCTACTGCTATTAATGGATTAACAAAATCTGATTATTATGGAACTAGAGTTGAAGATAAAGAAATTTGCCTCAACTTCCCAGATGTTGTAGAAGTTTTAGCAGTTTATGAGTCTTTTGGATCATCAACACCAACACTTGATTCTATTGAGTTACCTTCCGGTCTTTCCTTAGATACAAATTCAATTCTTGGAGAAAGAGTAGTTGGTTCTACCAGTGGTGCTATAGCACAAGTTGTTACTAGATCCTCTGCTACAAAGGTAGAGATTGTTTATCTAAACGCCAGTAAATTTGTTATTGGTGAAGTTGCTACTTTTGAAGACTCATCTATAATATCAACTATTCAAGCAGTAAATTCTGGAAACTACCAGGATATTACGAATAAATTTACTTTAGATAAAGGTGTTAAAGATCAATATTATGATTACTCCAAACTTGTTAGAGTAAATGGTAATTATATTCCATCACACAAATTACTAGTAATCTTTAATCACTATACAATTCCATCTAATGATTCCGGTAATCTATACACAGTAAATTCATATACTGCTGATAGATACAAGACTGATATTCCGCTGACTTCTAGTGGATTAAGATCGTCAGACACTCTCGACTTTAGACCAAGAGTAGCACAGTTTACTTCCACATCATCTTCGCCATTTGATTTTGCAAGTAGAACATTTGCAACCACTGGAACTAATCCAACTTTAGTAGTTACTCCAGGTGAAAGTTCTCTTATTGGGTATGATTTTTATCTACCAAGAATTGATAAAGTTGTACTCAACAAAGAAGGTGCATTTAGTGTAATTAAAGGTTCTTCTGCAGTAAATCCAAAAGTACCATCTCATGGTGAAGATGCTATGGAAATCGGTACATTGTACCTTCCAGCATATGTCTACAACACAAGAGACATAGAAATTACTCTTGTGGATAATAGAAGATATACTATGAGAGATATTGGAAAGATTGAGGATAGAGTTGAGAATCTTGAGACTGTAACCTCACTTTCACTGCTGGAACTTAGCACTCAGACTTTACAAGTTAGAGATGTTGATGGTCTAGATCGTTATAAGTCTGGGTTCTTTGTTGATGACTTTAAAGACATTGATAGATTGGATGCGACAGAATCTTCAGTAAATATTGATACACTATCTAGTACTCTGATTAGCCCATTAGATTTCTATTCTCTAACTCCACAACTTTCACTGGACCCATCAATAGATGTTGATACTGCAGATTTTAGTCAAAATTTAAGTCTTCTTGATAGCAATGTTCAAAAAACTGGTAATCTAGTTACTCTAAAATATACTGAAAAATCTTGGATTGAGCAGCCATTAGCAACTAGAGTTGAAAATGAAAATCCATTTAATATGATTTCTTTTAATGGAAGCGTAACTCTGAATCCATCATCTGATAGTTGGGTAAGAACAGTTGTTGTTCAGGGTGAAAGAACCGTTAGAGTGGAAAGTCTAGGATTGGTAAGAGGTGATAGTACAGTAACCTATACCCTCTCATCTACAACTGCTGATCCGCTTATTCGCTCAAGAAACGTAATGTTTACTGCTATTAATTTAAGACCTCTAGCAAGACACTACGCTTTCTTTGATAGCACAAGTGGTATTGATTTTGTTCCAAAACTCATTGAGATTTCAATGACCAATGGAGCATTTAGAATTGGTGAAACTATAAGAGGATATATTGGTGATGCAAATGTATTCACATGCAGAGTAGCTCCACCAAACCATAAAACTGGACCATACAATAATCCTTCAACTACTTATTCATTAAATCCATATGATAAGTCAGTTACTCTTCCACAAGCATACTCAGCATCTTCAACTGTTCTGAACGTAGACATTCAAGGACTTCAGGAACAAGTTCTTGGAAAATATAGTGGATATGTTTCTAAAGGTATGGTTATACTAGGTGAGACAAGCAAAGCTCAAGCAACAGTTACTGATGTTAGACTTTTTGCCGATACTTTTGGTGATATTATTGGATCTATATTCTTCCAAGATCCATATGCACGTCCAACACCTCTACTGACATTTGAAAGTGGAACTAAGACTCTAAGACTTACCTCAAGTTCCACTAATGAAACTCCACTTCCAGGAAGTTTGCTTATCAGTAGTGGAGAAGGTACATACACGACAAGTGGTACAATTAATACACTCACCAGAACTGTTGAGGTTCTTTATTATGATCCTCTGGCGCAATCCTTTACAGTCGATGAAACTGGTGCATTCTTGACCAGCGTTGATGTATTTTTTGCAAATAAGGATGATAATGAAAAGTTATTGGTTGAACTAAGAACTGTTGAGTTGGGAACCCCAACACTCCGTCTTGTAAATGAATATGCTCAGGTCACATTAGATCCTTCTCAGATTAAAACATCCAAAGATGCTTCCGTAGCAACTAAAATTACTTTCCCATCACCAATTTATCTGGAACCAGGCACTGAGTATGCTTTAGTTCTACTCTCACCATTCTCAGATCTTTATGAGGTATGGATTGCTAGAATGGGTGAAAGAACAGTTAATACTACAAATCTACCAGATGCCGAAAGTGTAATTGCTACTAAGCAATATACTGGAGGAAGTTTGTTCAAGTCTCAAAATGGTTCCATTTGGACTACAGACCAATTTGAAGATATGATGTTTAAGTTGTATAAAGCAAACTTCACTACAACATCTGGTGTTGCATACTTCTACAACCCTTCTCTAGGAACTGTAGATAACAATGTAGCGAAGTTGGGTGAAAATCCTGTTAAGACTTTACCAAGAAAGTTGAAGGTTGGCATTACAACAACTACCGCAATGGATTCTATTCTTACTGTTGGTAGAAAGGTATCTGATAGCACTTCAGCATCCGCTGTTAATGGATATATTGAGAAGGTTGGCGGAAAACTCAATACAGTATCTGTAAACAGAGTTGGTGCTGGATACAGTGATGGAACATTCACTGATGTTCCACTTTATTCAATAACTGGAAATGGTAGTGGTGCTACTGCATCAATCACATTTGCTAGTGGTCTAGTATCTGGAACTCCTACAATAACAATTCCAGGAAATGGATATGTTGTTGGTGATATTCTGGGAATTACTACTTCAAGCGTTACTAAGGGTAAAAATGCTCAAATTTCTGTTGCAACTCTAAACGGAAAAGATACATTATATCTAACCAATGTTCAGGGTGAAGAATTTACTGCCGAACAGGATTTGGTTTATTACAGCACAACAAATACTGCTGTATCGTGTGCTAATACTGATATTCTTTCATCTTCGGTCATCAGTAATCTGTATGATGGAAGGGTTCTGGAAGTAACTCAAAGTAATCATGGAATGCACGCAGACAACAATATAGTTGTCCTAGCAAATCTTCAACCAAATACAATTCCAACAACTCTTAATGCAAATTTGGGTATTAATGATACCACAATTTCTGTTGCTAACACTTCGCTGTTTGCAAACTTTGAAGGAATTACAACTTCTAGAGGATACCTAAAGGTAAATAATGAAATCATCTACTACAATTCAATCATTGCTGGTAGTGCAGGTGCTGGAACACTTGGAATTGGAACTAGAGGTGTTGATAACACTACCATAAGACAGCACTCTATTAACGATTCGGTTTATACTTATGAACTGAATGGTATTTCCTTAACTAGAATCAATACACAACACAATCTACCATCAGACACTGCTCTAAAATCTAAGAGAGATTTTGATACTTATCATTTACAAATTAGTAGAGGATCTAGAACTTCTGGAGATGGGCAGGTAAGTTTCAAAGATGAAAATTCTCTTGGTGGAGTTAATGCGGCAGCATCAATGAATGTTCAGTTCAATACTATTGAACCACTGTTTGACCTATTGAATCCTGGAGAAACTACAAGTATCAGTTCACAAATCAGAACTGTTTCTGCAACAAGTGCTGGTGGATCTGAAGTTTCGTTTATTGATCAGGGTTATGAGTCAGTTGAACTGAATAATAATAACGAACTGACTACAACAAGACTCGTTGCTTCTCAAGTCAACGAGACAAATAGACTTACAAGTCTACCAAAGAATAGGTCCTTTACAATTGGACTTACTATGAATTCTTCTGATCCAAATCTATCTCCAGCAATAAATGCTTCTAATGCAACGATTGTCTACGGCAGAAATAGACTTAATAGTCCAATAAGTGATTATGCATTTGATGGTAGAGTTAATCTATCACAAGAAGATCCTCACACCGCTGTTTATGTTACAAATAGAGTTGATTTAGAACAACCAGCAACCTCGCTTAAGGTTCTAGTTTCTTCTTACAGACACTCTTCTGCAGACTTTAGAGTTCTCTATCAATTATTCAGAGCAGACTCTAACCAAGTTGAACAAGCATATGAATTGTTCCCAGGATATGATAACCTCACCGATACCAATGGTGATGGATATGGTGACTCAGTTGTTGATTCCACATTGAATAATGGAAGACCAGACGCATTTGTTCGCTCAAGTAATGAAGGTGAATTTTTAGAATATCAGTTCAGTTCTGATGAACTTGAACAGTTCATTGGTTTTAAAATTAAGATTGTTATGAGTGGAACTAATGAAGCAAGAGCACCAAGATTTAAAGATTTGAGAGTTATTGCTTTAGCATAATATGGAAAGAGTTGAAGGGCATAAGCATCTGTATCGAAATGATTCAGGTGCTATTGTAAATACCAATACTGCAGATTATTTGCAGTATGTTAAGATGAGAGCAGACAAAAAACGTCAAAGAGAAGAAATTGATCAGATAAAAGAAGATATTAGTGAAATTAAAACCCTACTTATGGAGATCATCAATGGACCCAGACAAAATTGAACTAGAAACAATGAGCAAAATGTTTGAGTATGAAAAATGTTCTCGCCTAATTGACGATTTAGATATTGATGAACTAAAAAACTTTGCTAAGTCTTACTTTAAATTATATCTCAAGCAACAAGAAGTGATCAAGAATTTTGCTATCTCTGGTTTAGCATAAATACTTCTAAAGACCACTTAGAAATGTCTGTCTACGTTAGTAATATTGCAATTAATGGCGGAACTGACTTCAATCAAGTATTCACTCTAGAAAATTCCGCCACAAATTCCGCCTTAAATTTGACTGGATACGGCGTTAATGCTCAGATGAGAAAGCACGCCAGTGCTACGGGTGTTACGACATTTACTGCAGCAATAACTAATGCTTCCTTAGGGCAAATTAGAATTGGTTTGTCAACAACACAAACAGCAAGTCTTAAAGAAGGTAGATACGTTTATGATGTTGTAATTACAGATACTGCCTCAACAATGACAAGAGTTGTTGAGGGAATGGTACTAGTAAGCAAAGGAGTTACTCGCTAATGGCAAACATTAGAGTTAGGGTAGGGCAACAAGATGGTATTAAAATTGTTGCCTCAAATAAATCTGTAGCATCCACAAAAATAGAAAATGCTCCAGATGTAAACACTGGTGCTAGGACAACAAACACATTTTTAATGTTTAATGGAACTGAATATGTACATGTGCCAGCATCCCAGATATTAGATCTTGGTGATGGTACTTCTGATGGAGAACTCGACTACGGGTCATTCTAAACTTTTTCTGAGATAAATACATAAAAAAGGTAAATTAAAAGATGGCTGCTCCTGTTCTACAGTTTAAAAGGGGTGTTTTAGCTAATCTCCCAGCATTAAGGGCAGGTGAACCCGGTTTTACAACCGACAAATATGATTTATACGTTGGTATCGATTCTACCACTGCTAATAATCAATTTGTAGGTTCTGGAAGATATTGGACCGTTAATAGTGCTACAACAGGTTCCGGTGTTAACCTTGTCGAAGGCACAGATAATGGAACTTCTTATATCACACTAAAATCTCCAAACAGTCTTGCTGGTATTGTTACTTATACAATGCCAGGAACTGATGGTTCCAGCGGAGATGTTTTAAAAACTGATGGTTCTGGTAACTTATCATTCTCAGCACCAGCATCATCAAGCTTTACGCTTTCTGCAGATTCTGGGTCCGATGATACTTTCAATACAGGTGAAACATTAACGTTTACTGGTGGTGAAGGTATTGATACTACAGTAAGCGATAATACTATTACTATCGCAGGTGAAGATGCATCTGATACTAATAAGGGTATTGCGTCATTTGATTCTGGAGATTTTTCAGTTACTTCTGGTAATGTAACTCTTGCCGATAGCGCTACTGGTGCTGTTATTACTATCAGTGGAACTGCTAATGAGGTAAACGTATCCAGAAGCAATGGAACAGTAACCGTTGGTCTTCCTGATGATGTAACCGTTGGTGGTGGTTTGACTGCTACTACACTCACTCTTGCAGGTATTGCTGTCACTGCAATCCTCGATGAGGATGACATGGTTTCGGACAGAGCAGATGCTCTGGCGACTCAACAATCTATCAAGGCATATGTTGACTCACAAGTAACGGCACAAGACTTAGATTTTAGTGGTGATAGTGGAACTGGTGCAGTTGATCTTGATTCACAAACTCTTTCAATTAGTGGAACTTCAAACGAAATTGTAACTAGTGCTTCTGGTCAAACTATTACAATTAGTCTTCCCGATGAAGTTACTATTGGTGATTCTATAACAGTAACTAAAGATGCTTCCGTTGGTAGTGCTCTTACTGTAACAGGTGCAGCCGACTTCAATGGTGGTCTTGATGTTTCTGGCGCAGAAACCACACTTTCTTCTGCTACAGTTAGTGACCTAACTTCTGGTCGTGTCGTTCTTGCTGGTACTTCTGGTGCTCTTGAGGACAGTGGAAACCTCACATTCGACGGCACAACTTTGACCGTAACTGGTTCAGCTGCTGTTGATAACGTAACTATTGACGGCAACACAGTTTCAACGTCTTCTGGTGGTTTAACTCTCGATTCGACTTCTGGAACAACAACGGTTGCTGATGACCTGACTGTTAATGGAACTCTGACCGTTCTTGGTTCCCAGTCCATCATCAACACTGAGACTCTGAAAGTTGAAGACTCTCTGATTGAAGTTGGTCTGGTCAACTCTGGCGGTTCTCTGGTTCCCCCATCATCCGATGCTAACATTGACGTTGGTGTTGTTCTACACTACTACAGTGGTTCTGCTAAGACCGCTGCAATGTTCTGGGACGATAGTGCTGGAAGAGTTGTTGTTGCTTCTGACGTAAGTGAATCGTCAAGTGTAATGACGATTACAACTTATGCTAATCTTGAGATTGGAGCACTGACCGTAACTGACTGCCAAGGAAATAACCAAGCAGTTATTACTTGCAGTGGCTCAACAAGAACGTTAGAAAATATCACTATCGACGGTGGTTCGTTCTAGTATTAACTAGACATTATAAATATAGGTGGGCATTGTCCCACCTTTTTTTGTATCAACTATGAATGAAACTGATTATAGAAGTCTGATTCTTGTTTATCAACAAAAGTCATCAGATCTGTTTTCTCAGACTGTTGCTTTAGAAGCGA